CATCAGATCTGGTTTATGGACGATGTCCTGCTGATCGGATCGTCTGAGCGCGATATGGATAAGGCCATGGCCCTGCTCACGGACTACATGCGCGAGCGCCTAGGGTTGACGATAAAGCCGGAGTGGCGCATTTATGCCACGGACTATATCGGCGCAGACGGTAAACATCATGGAAAAGACATCGACATGATGGGGTACCGCATTTATTGCGACCATATAGCAATCCGCCGCCGGACCTTTAGGCGGCACCGCCGGAAGATTATGAGAGCCAGGGCAAGACTCGGTAAGGGCCAGGAACTGGGTTTGAAAGAATCAAGGCAGCTGATGTCGTGTAAAGGCAAATTCAAACACAGCAACTCGCGCAAGGTATCAAGGCGGCTGAGTCTTGCAAAGGTGGCAAATGCCGCCAGTCAGGTTATCTCAGCTTTTGATAGTGAGCAGCAAAACCATATAAACGAAGAGAGGAGACAATGGGATGAAATCAATCGTACATGCGGTGGAGAAGCCGCAGGAAATCCAGTACACAGTTCGCAAGGATGGAATGGCGGATGTTTGGCTGCGGAGGAACATCGCTCAGCAGCCGTGCCATTCTGACGGCGAGGGAGACAACCTGGAATATGTCTATGATGAGGTCTTTTTCCGCACCACAGCAAGCCGGGATGATGTTGCAGCAGATCAGGACTCTTTCTGGTCGGTCGGTCAGGACTGGGCGCTGGACGTTCCGCTGACGAAAGAAGAGATGCAGGAAAAGAAGATTGCAGACTTGGAGCATGATCTGGAACAGGCCAAAACCGATCTGGCGCAGGCCAGAACGGATAATGATATGGCGATCGCGGAGCTTACTATTGTACTTGCTACGATGATGGCTCCGACAGCATAGAAGAAAGGAGGTGTTGAGTATGTTTGATGAGTATAGCCAGCTCACAAAAACTTGGGTGCGGATTGTGAAATCAGGCACTTATGGGCGGGAAGATGTCCCAAACCTGAGTAATTTGAGAGAAGTTGTATGGAGTGTATTAGACAAAGCAGAAAAAGGAAAGGAAGAGTGATGATTATGGTATTTACAAAAAACAGCGCGTTAGTTAAAACATGGGTAAGTTTAGTATTAAGTGGAGCTTACACTAAAGATGAGGTTCCGAAGCTTTTCAACTTGCGTGAAGTGGTTGGTGAGGTAGTGGATTCTTTAACATGAATATGATGGAGATATTTTGCGCGCAGCAAGCAATCATAGACCTGCAATCAAAGGTTATAAATGACTTGTATTTACAATTAATGCAATACATAACGCCAGAAGAAGCTGATAGTATGGATTGCGTTGCAAAGATTAACAGGGTTGCGAAACTGAAAGCAATGATTGAAAAATAGTATCAGAAAAAGGAAAAAGCACCTGAAGCCATGAGCGAGGAATTCAGGTGCTTTTAGAATACATTTGTCTCTTTTTCAACATTATAACATGTTTTGCAAAAGGAGGCAAATGTAATTGAACAGGAGCACATGTATGAGTATTCAGGTTTGTGCAACCGGGCTGGTTGCATATTTAAGTCAGAAATTAGGAGTTACTTTTTATCTTTTGGGTGTTCTGCTCTGCCTGATGGTGATCGATTACCTTTCAGGTATGGCAGCAAGCGCAGTGGAGGCTTTAGATCATCCTGATGATAAGTCTTATGGTTGGAGCAGTAGGAAGGGTGCTAAAGGCATTGCTAAAAAGGTAGCGTATCTTTTTGTAATTGCTGTAGGGATGGTAATTGATTATATCATTATTCAGACATCGGGAGTGTTGGGGTTCAACCTTCCTAATACGATGCTTTCGTTATTAGTTACTGTATGGTATTTGCTAAATGAAGCGTTATCCATTACAGAAAATGCCGGTCGTATGGGGGCACCAGTGCCGGGATGGCTTATGAAGTACATAGCAGCATTAAAAAGCAAAATTGATAGTGATAGAGAAAATACAGGCAGTGAGACTTAGAATGGAGGTGATCCGAATATCTCCCGCAGGCAACCCGGGTTATGGTTGCCATTTGCGACGTCGCAATAGAAAGGAAAAGCAATGAAAATATCAGACAATGGATTAAACTTAATAAAACGCTTTGAGGGCTGCCGTCTGATGGCTTATCAAGATGCAGTAGGTGTCTGGACCATCGGATACGGCACCACAAACGCAGACAAAACAATCACCGGAACAACAATCTGCCAAGGTCTGCGGATCAGCCAGGAAACGGCAGATGAATGGTTGCGCCAGTCTGTTGATAAAAAGTATGGTCCAAAAGTGGACAAGTACAGTGCTTACAACTGGACGCAGCCAGAGTTTGATGCCTTGGTATCTTTTGCGTATAACATCGGAAGTATTGACGGATTGACGGCTAAAGGAACCCGTACTTGTTCTGAGATAGCAGCTAAGTTTTTGGAATACAATAAAGCTGGTGGAAAGGTATTATCTGGCCTCACACGCAGACGTCAGGAAGAGAGGAAGCTCTTTTTAACTCCCGTTACAGTAAAAACAGGTTGGCAGCAGGAAAATGGAGGCTGGCGCTTCTACAAAGAAGACGGATCAGGAGAATATGCTTGTAACAAATGGGAGCAGGACGGAGACAAATGGTACTGGTTCAATGGCGCCGGTTTCATGGTATCTAACACTTGGTATCAGTACAAAGGTTCCTGGTACTATCTTGGCCCAGACGGTGCCATGCTTAAAGGTCTGCAGACCATAAATGGCAAGTGGTATTACCTGGACGAAGAAGGCCGCATGGCAACTGAACCAGTAGTCCTCACTCCGGATCAGGACGGTGCCCTTCATTATCCTGGCCTTGTAAAATAAAAATATGCAACACGAAATGCAACACGAAAAAGAAAAAACCGCGTATTTACGCGGTTTTTAGCGTGGAGCTGAGGGGAATCGAACCCCTGTCCGAAAATCAATTCCCTGTTCTTCTACTATCATAGTCCTTTATTTGACATTCCCTCTGCCATCAGAGAAAGGACACCCGGATGGTTTCAGTAGCTTCATCATACGCCCATATGCTCAAAGCTTTGCATACGTCGTTTCCCACATAGTCGATGCCAGGGTCTTAAAGTGCGGGTGCTCTAAGTCTGACAGCTGCCATTAGGCAGCGATTGCTAATTCGTCGTTAGCGTTTATATTTATTTTTGCCATTTAACCCATCGCATGGGGATAGCTTCACCAGCTGCATGACCCCCGTCGAAACCAGTACAACCCCTGAATGGAATACTCAGTTTTTGTTTATCTGGTAGGCCAACGAAGAAATGCTACTCTTAGTATCATATCATTTTCATTCTTTTATGTCAATACAGCAGAGGGGAGAATTGTCTGCATTTTGTGTAAGATAATGTGCCATTTATTTGTCAGGTATTTGTAATAAACAGGCAAATCATTATTAAGAGAAAAGAAAACAAAAATAATCTTAATCTGCTAGAATAGAATTATAAAAGAGGTCAGCAGATGTCCTCTAAAGGAGAAGAAAACAGTAAAAGGAGGAAACGTATTATGAAGAAAACTTACAGAAACATGGCGCTGGCGGCAGCTTGTGTTTTAACGGCAACAGGACTTTGGGGATGCAGCACCAGTGTGCAGATCCCGGATACTGTAAAGGTGCAGCAGGGAGATAGCAGTGACAACCGTATTACAGTAAGCGGTATGGAAGAAGTAAAGGCAGTGCCGGATATGGCCCAGATCCAGTATAGTGTATACACACAGGCAGCGACAGCCCAGGAATGCCAGGAAGAAAATGCGAAAAATGTAAATCAGACCCTGGAGACTTTAAAAGGTCTGGGAGTGGAAGAGAAGTCCATCCAGACATCGGATTATGGTTTGAGTCCTATTTACGATTGGAATTCCGGACGCCAGAAGATTACAGGTTATCAGATGAGTACCAGCATCACAGTTTCAGATATCCCGGTAGAAAACGCAGGAAAGATCATTACAGCTTCTGTAGCTTCCGGTGTCAATGAACTGGACAGTGTTCAGTATCTTTGCAGTGACTATGATGAAAAATATCAGGAAGCATTGAAAATGGCTGTAGAAATGGCAAAGAACAAGGCAGATGCCATGGCAGAGGCTGCAGGAATGACGGTTGTAAAGGCAGTAAATATATCGGAAGATGGTTATTATCCTCAGGCGAGATACAATACAGCAGGTGCTTCTGCCAAGCAGATGATGATGGAGGATGCTGCTGCAGATATGGGCGTTATGCCGGGAGAAGTGTCCATAGAAGC